GCTGCATGGAGTTGATACGGCGCTGGGCATTAGCCGAGGCGTCACGCTGCTGGGTTTCAATGTTGGCAATATCAGCGGCGTACTGCCCACCGATCCGGTCAGCATTACGGCCTTCCTGAGCGAACAAGGAGCCCACTAGAGCGTCCACTGAGAGGCCACTGACGCCAGCCTCACCGGATGCTGTCACGGCGGTTGAACGCTTCTGAAGGGCTTCGATAGATTTGTCGAAGAGGTTCTGATCGGCACCGAGCTTGGTCTGATTGCGTCTGAGGTTCAGGTCCTCAAACTGACCACGAGCCGCAGCCTGAGCCGCAAGGGCGTTGGCATTGTAGGCTTCATTCTGGGCATCGGCCTGAGCTTGGGCACCCGCAAAGCCTGCGGCTGCGGAGCCGATGCTGGATAGCACACTCACGGCTGCAATAAGGGGTGGGCACATTGTTCTGGTTTAATCCCAACGAAGTGGAGAAAGGGGAGCCCCTCCGCCCCGTACTGGGGGAGGCGCTTAATGGTGGAGAACCCCAACCACCTCAGCCACCGGATGTGCAGCGTGTTGCGCTCATCGACGAAGTTTGTGAGTAGGTCGTAGGGTCCAAAGATGGTGGGGAGATGTTCTTTACATCCCCTGAGAAACTCAACACGGTGGGTCTGGAGATGGGGAGTTCCCACCAGCCAGACATATCCAACACCCGGCTGTTCATAGACAGGCTGGGTACCGAGGATGGCGGCTAGTTCCCCTTCAGAGGTCTCCAGAGCCCATGAGCGGTCACTCTGGTCTAGTGCCCATTGGAGAAGGGGGGCCGAGGGAGGGAGGCCCGTGTAAGCCTTCACCTCCCTCTTGTCAGCATCCCGCAGGTGGGGCGCGATCTTCTTACTATCGTCCTTAGTCGCGGGTCTGATTTGGCCCATTAGGTGTTCCGGTTGTTAGGGTTCCAGATACCCCTCCACGAGGCGGAGAGGAACGATACAGGTTGCCAAGAGTCGTTCTCCAGAGCGATCTGGACACGGCGGCTATCGGACTCCACTGACATCGTGAAGGTGTCACTGTTGGTGGGGATTTCCCCGAGGACGGCAAGGCCATCACGCAGGAAGTTCCCGGTGTACTCTGTCACCCTTTCCTCACGGTCTGGGTAAGCTACCCGAACCTTGAAGTAGGATGTATCTTGGTAGGCAATCGCTATATTGAGAACCTGAAGCCTTCCATCCATCAGCGACCTTACCGACTGCCCTGCCGGAACCCGGTAGAAGAGTTGGGAGAAGTCGTAGCGGGCCGTGTACGGGGTACCGAAGTAGGCAAGAGAGCCTTGATGGTTTCCGGCGATGTACACTGTCCAACTGAGGTTGGCCTCACGGGGACCGATGGTGACAGTCTGTCCGGTTAGCCTCCTATTCCCGGTCATCATCACGGCCTGAAGGGGCTGCGAGGTGTTCACGAAGGGGATGTTGAAGGGGGTCCGGTTGTTGACGCTATCGTAGGTTCCACCGGTTGCCTGAGTGCGGCAGTCGAGGTTCACGAGGAAGGTGATGTTTGGGTCCCGAGCCGCGGTGTCCATCCTGACCTTCTCCAGAACCAGTCGCCCATCCCGCTGCATGAGTAGGAAGAGTTCGGATTCACAGAAGATACAGCTACGGACGATAGCACCGGGGAAGGTCCACTGAGAGAACGAGGATTGAACCTTCTCTTCACCATTCCAGAAGTACCGGTAGATGTAGAGGGAGCTTGGAGCCCCCGCTGTGCGGATGGCTAGAACACTCTCATCCACTGTGCCCTCAATCTGATTCACCCCCGAGGGGATGTAGTTGGGGACGTGCGCGGTGACTTCGGCAGACATAACCTGTTCGGTACGTTTATCGAACGTCATCTCGAAGAGGGACGCGTAGGTGGTTGAAGCGTCTGCGTTGGCGAAGAAGATGTTGTTGCCCACTGCGATGGGCCGAACATTCGACGTGGTGGAGTACTCCGCGACGGGCTTGATGTTCGCCGTCTTGGCCGTCAACAGATCATTGCCTGACAGGCGGAACTGTGAGCGCTCCGAGAAGAGGAACAGCGATTCCGAGACGGGTACCGCGGCCTTCAGGAACGAGACCTTGATATGGCTCGCAGCGATGTCGATAGGGTCATCATCAAGAAGCGTGGTGGCCGTAGTGCGGAAGAAGTCGAAGAAGCTCCCAGCCCGGGACAGGATGACATTTTCGTCAGCCAGAAGGCCAAGCCTGTTGCGGTGAAAGAAGACATCGTTGATCTTCTGGCCCACGAAAGATGGGTTGGGAGAGATTACGGTGTCCCCTGCCTTCCGGTTATCCCATGTAAGCTGGGCGAAGGTGAAGCTCCCATCCCCGTTCTTGCGGAGGGTGTGGGGCATGGTAGCCGCATTCATTCCGAGCACGGTACCCGGCTTCAGCGTCTCACGCCATGTGATGACAGAGTTGTTGTTAGTCCCACCCTTGTCAGCCCGCACCCAGTAGTTATCAAACTCGGTGCCACTGGAGCTTGTAATCTCAATCACGAACCCATCAGGGCCGTACTGGGGAAGGTCCGAGAACCTTGAAATACGGTCCTTGGAAACCTTCATCGCGTTACCATTCACCCCGTCCTGCCCGATGATGGAGAAGTTAGATGAGTAGTTGATGATGTGGATAGCGTTCTGGTGGATGCCAATAGCCCACGGGGCTCCGGAGTTACCGAGGTTGGCTACAAGGTCGTTATAGAGTTCAGCGGCGATGACTGTAGTGGCAATCTGGGGGGATTGAGAAGCAGCACTCCCATCTGGGGTACTGTACTCAGCCACCAGTGAGCCGTTGACAAATATCTGATAGGTCCGACCATAGTTACCCGACTGGATGTTCACAATGGCTTCACGGGGACGGACTGCTGAGGTGGTACCAGCCATCGCCACTGTCACGTTCCGGTTTACCACCATGGTATAGTCAGCCACGGTCAGGAAGCGGAGGTCCGGGCTGGCCAGATAGCCAAACCCATTAGGGGCAGAGACGGTTCGGGCGTTGCCCTGAAAGTCAAACACTTGGACCGAGGTGGGAGTGAAGACGGCGATGTACCGCTCTACCGAGTCCCGGTCGATGATGTGGAAGGAGGCGTTGGCCGGGACACTCTCAGCGATGCGGCAGACAACTTCAGTGGGTGGACGCTTCTTCATCCCACCAACCAAGGTGGAGTAGAAGTTGGTCTGGGCCTGTCCTTGAGTAGGGAGGCGGACTGAAGCGGACTGCTGGGAGATACCGTTGATGAACGATGGGATGTCACCACTAACCCGGGGCATTAGACCCCCCGGCGACGGAAGAGCCGTCTGACAGATTGGTTGGTGGTGAGGGTGTAGTCCCTACGGCGGGACTCCCAGTTCATGAGGGCGACCCAAGCGGATTTGATGCGGTCGAGGGTGAACCTCTCACGGGAGTCATCACCAAGCGTCTCGTTCTGAGCCGTGTGGCCAGCCGTGATGTAGACGTAGTACTTGGCAGGCTCCGGGAGGTCCTCGAAGGGGAGGACAAGGATCAGGTCAGCCGTGACAGCTTCCGTGATGGTGAATGAGCGGGCTTCAGGATCATAGATGCGGTTCCCACGGGTACTGAGAGAGGGGGGAGTGATCCGCTGAACGTCAATGACGTTGGATGGGAGAGTGATAGAGCCATCAGGTCCGGGGCTAAGTGCAACACTCGTGTCGGTGTTAAAGCTCCACGAACGGGTCTGGATGACCCTCAACTGTTCCTGAAGCTTCCGCCTAGCGCGGGCCGCTTCGAGGGGAAGACTGCCCACAAGGGTATTGATGGGCGTCTCACCGATAGAGGCCAGAATACCATTGATGGCTTCTAGCTCGGTGGTGGGGGTGAGAAGAGTGCTGGACATAGCTCCTAGGGGCCAAAACGAAAAAACGCCCCAACCCCCAATCAAGGGAGTCAGGGCGTTGAGGGTTACCGAGGATCAGGCGGTGGCGACTTCGACGGCGCACTCAGGCCGCAGCCAGTCGTGACCAACGGCATAGCTGCCGACCATGAAGTAGCTCTGGTTGCGGATTTCGCGCTCCATTTCCATGGCGAGCGTCATCAACTGAACCGAGCCTGCGGCCATCTTGTGAGCGATGATACCGCGGTTGGCGGTGTAGTTCGCACGG